AAGCCAGTGAAACCAGTACCACCAACCATTCCTGTACCTGCCTTACCCATGTTACCTCCTGCTTTCATCATAGATACATCTTTAGCAATACGTTCTTGTGGTTGCAAAAGTTGTTCGTAAAGGTTAAAGATGGTTTCTGAACAAAGTCCAAGAGTAGTCTTCTGTGCACCTGATGTTACTGCACTATAAAGTGTAGACATTTTAGCAAGTGACAATACACCACTAGATGCAGTTACTGTTGAGTTAAGCTGTGAAGCGTAAGTAGTACGAGATAAACCACCGTAAGTTGCTACGTTAGTTGTGTCGTCAACAATAGCTTCAAGTCCTGAGAAGTCCTTAGAACTGTTACCAGTACCATCTCCGTAGAAAATAGTACCAATATCATCAGCCATATCTTGTGCTGTAGATTCCATTTCTAGCTTGGCCAAGTCAATGACTCGTTCCTCTGTTACTGCGTTTACTGATAGTTCGTCAAGTGGCAAAGCACAAGTAATCTGGTAAAACTTTGGACTGAACTGCATGTTTACACGGTTATCAGTAGCTGCGGTTGAGAATGTATCAAAACCAGAGAATGAAGTACCAGTAGTATTTTTTGCATGCTTGATAGGAAACTTTAGAGTTTCGCCATGCCACTTTGCTGCCTTTGAGAGTACCCGAGTTGCAAAAACGTTTCCGTTTAATACAGTATCGACTACTTTCGGCATTATTTTATCTTGTGTAGTTGTTGTTACACGTGTTCCGAATGTGCTCATAAATAATAAGTTAATTTGCCCCCTCTTTCACTAATTGTTGAAAATATGTGACTGATTTAGCTTCATCATCCCTTTTTCTAGGGTGATGAGCACGGCACAGGGTGATACCATTGTTAATTTCATAACGTAGTTCAGGATAATCTCGCCAAGCGAGTATGTGGTGAACTTCGTGGTTTTTTTCGCAGTCTTTATTGGCAATTCTGCATTTGAAGCCATCCCTGATATAGACTTTGTGTCGCCACTGCTTATATTCAGGATTATTTCTGTTTTCTTGCCTCTTAACCTTACTTCTATCTATTATCCAACAAGGATGATTTTCTGGTTTCATTCCTTTTTTGAACCAAGTTCCTGACAAACTAAGATTATGTCGATGTTCTTTTGATAATTTTTTACCCTTTTGGATAATACTCCATCGTTCCTTTAACTCCTTTGGTTGGGTTCTACCCCTCAAAGAATCACCAATGCTTTTTCGGTGTTCTAAAGAAAGACGCTTATCTCGTTTGGCAAAGCTAATCTTGGCTTTAGTTTCCTCAGACATTTTTTCTCCTTTTTTAGCCATAGAGTTAATTAGAGACTGCCCCATGAGCGATTTCTTATTTCAGCTGATGAAACATAATCTTTAGGGACAGGTTCTCCTTTAATACTTGTGGTCGTAGTTGTGTCTGCGAGCTGTTTTCGAGCTTCTGAAGTGGCATTATCTGGCTTTCCTTCGAGAGCCTCATAGATTGCATATCCCTTATGGAAATCGAGGTTATTATCCGCGTCAGTTGGGCTGTAATCTAGCATGATTTTTGACAATTTATTCCTATCAAACTTCAAGCCTTCCGCCTCAAGACTTTTTATTTCGTCTTCTACCCAATTAGCCCATTTCTGTTGCTCTTGTATAGCTTTTTCAGCTTCTTGTTGCTGTCTAGCTAATATTCTATTCTCAATTTCTTCAGTTCGTGCCTGTTCGTGTTGGCTATAAGCTTTCCAAGCTGTTAGATTGTCTCCGTATAATTCTGAGAACCAGTTAGGAATTTCTTCGTCGCCAGTATTGTCACGAGGTTCAGTCATCGAGCGAAGTTCGGCGATTTCTCGCGCGTTGGCTTCGTCACGTTCCTTTAACTCTTTTAATTCATTTTCTCGTTCAATCCAACGAGGGTGCTTATGAAACGGAATGTTGTCTTCTTCATTAGCTGATGTCTCGTCAGTTGTTTGCTTTTCAGTTAGCGATTCTGATGGAGTATCTTCCATTGCTGCAAAAGGGTCTGAACCCTCTCTTTCAACGTCCGCTAGAATGTCTTGTGTCATATTTTTTTACGCAGACTACGTTATTTAGAGACGCGTGGTCGAGAAACGTCATGGTTATGTTAATTACTTCCATCCTGTCCCAGATACTTTTGGTGTCTTAGGGATTCTGTACTGCTGTCTTTGCGGTACAGATGGTTTTTCTTTCTTTTCAACTTTAATTTGTATAGTTGTAGGTTTAGCGTATGAGACTTTTCCGTTTGGAATGTTTACCTTACCCATTTTTCCAAATTTTAGTTCATTGTAGTGAGTGGATCCACCGCCACCAGTAGGTTTAGCAACATGCTCCACCCCAAATCCTTTTTCATTGAGTTTTCCATTTATCCAGGAAAGTGCTTTTATTGCTTTCGATTTGTTGTTTTTCATATTTATGGTTTAGCTGATAATGATTGTTTGACCTGCCCTTGAGCCTGTATCTGTTCTAGCTTCTGTTGATGTTGCATATCACCTTGCTTACCTTGTTTTTCTTGAGCAAGAGCCTGTTCTTCTTGAGCAATTTGGTCCATTAATTGTTGCTCTTGTAGCTGTTGGGCTTGTAAGTCTGGGAATAGTGCTACTGGGTCACTCATCCATAAGTACAAGTTCTTAGCTGATTCTCGTGGATTAGGAAACTCCAGGCGGTCAAAGAAGGTGATTGGGTCAATACCGTTTTGTCCCCAAAGAACTACAGCTTCGTTACGTTGGCTGACTGGATCATGTGGAACCATTGAGCCTTCTTTTACTCCCACCGATAATTTAGAAGTAAAATCGCTATTTATAAGGGTTACGTACTCCTTTGCTCGTTCTTGTCCTACTACTGAAGCTGAATGTTCCTCATCATAGTAGACGTACATGAGTTGTACGAACCAATTAAACACTTGGTCACTAAACTGCTCTAAGTAAGTTGATATACCACCTCCAATACGGTCTGTATCTTGTCCCTTGATAATTTGTTTACCTCCTACTGTCTGTTCACCGATTGTTCCTTGTGGAGTTGAACCGCGAGTACCAAAAATATTTCTTAATTCATTTCGATAATCAATTAATGATTCATAAACAAAAGATGGTAGCGACGAACCATTAAGTTCTGTTACCGCATTAGAAACCGGACCAGTTGGAACCCAGATAACACCACCTTTGCGCTTTGCTTTGGCAGCCTTTTGTGCCTGTTGTTCAGTAAATGAATCACCCGATATGGCTAATCCACCGTTTGCGTTATCTGCATTTTTATCAACTTGCTCCAAACGCTTATTGACTAGGTCTTGTAAACCAATGTTTTGTTGCACTAAGTTAGTGTCGTCAAATGGGTGCTTACCTAAGTTAAAGATTGATAGGAAAATATATGGCTTCTTTCGGTTCTTAAAGTGATTATTTCCTGGTTTAGTAGTAGCAGGAATTGGTTGTCCTAGATCATCTATAGTTTCAGGAACTTGTGTTTCATAGTTCCAGTGTGGGTTTTTATTCTTAGCAAGAACTTCATTGTCCATTGTCCAAAAGACATAATCATCAGTTGTCCACATGATATACGGTACTTTTGTCCCCATTTTGCCTTTTACTTTGTCTTTTATATATCCAGCTTTATTTGGAAAACGAATAATAAGGTCAGAAGCTTGAGAATCAAGGTATTCACCAATGTAGTAACCTGTGTATTCACCCATTTCAATGGTAGCATTAGGGTCTAGAATAAGCTTTTGTGGGCGAATAGGTTTGCAGGTTATATCATTTTCACGCATTGACCAGCCAACTTTCATTACACCAAGCATGTACAGCGCCCAATATCGAGCTACTTGTTTCATTTGAATATTAAATTGTAGGCGGTCAGCAGTATAAACAATCATTTGTCGGACACGATTTGATAACTCATTACCGGCTTCTGTGTTGTCTGATTCTACCAATGGTTCAGCTTTAGGACGAGTAGCAATAGGAAGAAATGTCTCTAATGACTCAAAGATTAGATTATCCACAGTGCTTGATTCCGTACCTTCTTTTAACTGATTGCCAAGCCAATATTGTTCATTCTTTTCTTGATATTTTTTAATAATAGGTTCATATTTTTCCCATTCTTTAGTCCAATCATTCTTGAGATTCA